CAAAATTTTGGAAACCAGCAGAACCACTAGTTAACGAAACATCACGGTATTTGGTAGGCCCGAAGACACCAAATGGTAACCATCGTGTTTCACCAGAACCAGCAGCGACATCATCGCTCATTACGACACGAATATAGTTTGATTGGTTTTCAAATTCACCATAATCTACATTACGTTGCTCTGTGGCACTATAAACGCAGTATTTATCACCAATTCTTTTTGCAATATAATTCTCAGAGGCTGGATTGAGGTTCAACTCATCATAGCGCTCAAGAATAACTTGCCTATTGTCTGTGTCGTTAAGGGCACGAACCAAGACCGAGAAAGAACCATAGGATTGGAAATTTCCTGTAGGTGCCTTAATGTTAGAGATAGAGATTTTAACCTCTCTCTGTGCCCACTCGCCAGCAGTGAGTGCTTCCAAGCGGAATAGTCTTTGTTGAGTGTGTGCAGTATAGTCAGCGTGGTTATCTGATAAATCTTGAGAGATGAACCAACCTGTTGTTCCCTTTGTTGCAGCAGCACGCCAGTTATTTTGCTGACTTGTATTAGTGCCATTAATAGCCATTGGTAGAATGGCAGCTTGGTATTTGGTGGTATCACCGCCAGATATCAAACCAAGGTTTCCAGCAGTTGCATTCTGAGACGAGTATTCGAAAGACTCTCCGAGCCAGTAAAAACCACCCTGATAATATGTTCGAGTAGCAGCCTCTGTGATAGCGCTGTTTGTGATCGTTGGGTTGGTATTTAATACAGTGCGAATAAAGTTTGGACTATTTGGATCCAAGCTCAACTTTAATGTACTACTTGAACTTCCAGTGATAAAAGTTAACTGAAAGTCATCATCAGTTGCGACTTCTACAAGGGTACAACCAACATCAGACACGCCATTATTCAGAAGAACTCGCCCGTTAGTATAAAACTGAGCAGCAATTGCTCCTGTTACGGCAGCGGGATCGGCTGTGGTTTGTGATGAAGAAGGAAAAACCACAAGGGCGTAAACGCCGCCGTTGGGAACAGTACCAGCAGCATTGACTTCCCAACCTGCTTTACCACCGTTAGCGTCAGTAGCGCCAGAAGACTGGTCACCAAGAACTCGCACAAAAGTCAACGGAGAGTTATTTCGGAGCCAAGCCTTAGCAGCAAAGGGTGCGTAGGTAGGAGCAGTGTTATTGCCCTCACGCCAAATATCGCCACCTTCGTTTCCAGGGACAGGATCACCAAAAGTCTGAACAAATTCAGAGTAGGAATTCACCGTAATAGCTTTATCAGCCGGACCCTTGCGAGCACGACCAATAACTACTGGTCCAACCTCTGTTGGAGTGGCTGGGAGTTGTGATTGATCTATCTCATCAACAAATACTCCTGGTGAAATAAACTTAAACTTTTTAGTGGAGTTATTAGCCATCGAAATGTATTCTCCTCGGTCTTAATCGTATAGTAAGGTATCTAGCAATTTACACTAAATACCAATAATAAATAGTAGGGCAGCATTCGAAACGCCAGGTTCATTATCTTCTGTATTTATCTTTTCTGCCCGCATGGAACTCAGGCTCGTCGCCAAGCACAGTTCTTTCACGGCCAATTGTAACCTCAGCAGCCGATTCTCGAACAACAACAGCAGGTACATCTTCGTTCTTATCGGCTCCTAAAATATACCCCAAGACAGTAATTGTAGTGGTAGACTTAAATATGCGTTCATCAGTCCCTAGTCCTGAGTTGTTTCCATCGTTAGTAAAGGTCTCATCGCCGAAAGCCTCATAAACATTACCTTCGTGCTGTATCTTGAAAGCTACAGGGGTCGAGAATCTTCCCATAAAGGCTGAAATTATTTCATTCATCTGCTGTTGGAATTCAGCAATCATCTTAATTTCGTAGGTGACCTCAACGTATGTTGGCATTGGAACATACAAAGTATCGTAAACTACCCTTTCATTGTCAAAAGGAAACGTGTCTTGTTTGAATGTTTTTTCTGCCGTAGCATTGGCACGCAGTCTTGACTTATCTTGGTTCACCCTGCGAGCGATAGGAATTGCTCCACCTTTTTTATAAAACCCAAAGTAAGGAGGAATATACACACCGTACTTGCCCTTGTTGGCAGGATTGTTAATCATTTGTCCTCTAACAATAGATATAAGAGGATACTCCAGGGTCCTGCCATTTTTTCTTAGTTCAGGGTCATCTTTGATCGAAAACGCTCTTTCAGGCGAAGCAAACAAAACAGGAACTTTCTTGAAGCCCTCATTTGTGTTGCAAAACACATTTACATCGTCGTTTACATAGTTAAAAAGCGCACGGTCGATGTCCTCTATAGTAGAGGGGCGGAAACCGTATCTTGCGTCCAATTCTTGATTTAACTCGGTCCTCTTAGGCATAATTCAGTTTCCTATATTCTTTTTCCGGGATTAAACAAACCTTTTCTAGCCTGACGGCAAGTTGCCTGGACAGCCATAGCTTGACCATCTGCAAAATCTGCATCTTGACCAAAAAGGTATCGAGAATCTTCAAACACATCTACTATCTCAAAATACTGTGCATCATATTGAACAAAATCACCAGGTCGCACAAACAAGTTTTGGTCCTCTACAAGCCTTCTTTTATGAAAGTTTACGGTAATACTAAAAAGACTGTCAAATCCAAACTCTGTTTGAGTTCGTTCAGATCCCTCGTATGTTACAAGTGAATAAACTCTGATTGGAGGTAGAAAAGTTTTTTCTATTGCCTCTCCATAAAGATCGTTGTAGTTTGTTGTTTTTATATCAAGTGGAAAATATAAAACTTGTTGCCCGACAACGTGCTCAATGACCTCATCATTAATCTGTTTTACAAAATCTCTCTCTGCCTTCCCTACGAACAAGGGAGGTGGCGGATTAGTAGGCTGTGTCCATCTGTTCTGAGACATCTACTTAACCCACATAGATGCCCATTGGGATTTTCCCAACGACTTCTTGAAGGTTGTTCATCATTTGAGCATCTCCCTCTGCCAATGCACCGTAAGCCATCTCATCAAGAACTGTCTTAAGTTCGTCTCTCAAAGCGTTTTGCTCATCTTTTGCCTCAGAAACCAAAGCTGGTCCGTTGAGCGTCACTTCGTTTCCTGGGATTGGAATGGAGGCGAGTTTAGATCTGACCTGTCCCAGAGTTTCTTTTGCAAGAGACAGGGCAAAGCGGCGAATCCATTGCTTACCAATACTGTTAATAAATTTGTAAGGAACATTAGGAAATGGAAGCGTGTTCATATTGCTTACACCATCCGCTCCATATTTTCTTGTTGGATCTTCCTGAAATGCATCCTCTGCCACTCTAAATTCTACCCAGAACTTTGCGGGGTTAATCGCAGAAGGAGTTGGAAAAATTCTTAGTTTATTATTATTGATCCGAAATGAGTAGTGAGAAGCTCTAACATTTAAATCTTCTTCGAAAGCATAAGCCTGTAAAACATTTTGCCAGGCTGGGACTAGCTGAAATTGGCTATCGTCAGCATACATCCCATATGTAGATAGATTACCTACTGCGCCGATTGCATAGCCCCCAAAAAAGTTCCACATTGACTGTGGAGTTTTATAGAATACCCTTTGAATGGTGATAGCGTTCTGACCCACACTATTAGTAAATGGGGTTCCTGCCACTAGGGACGCACTATAAATAATATCTTGCAAATCATAATCCTGTTGGTTTTGAATTGCGTCAAACGATGCAGAATATATTGTTTGAGAGGCTCCAACTCCAGCGTGGAGGCTTACACCTCGACCAACGTGAGTAGCATACCCAAGTTGAAAACGGGGGAACTTAAGGTTTGGTTTGGTGGTTATCCCTCCTGAGCCTGAATATTCAGTAAACTCGCCGTCCTCATCAAAAGAGCCTGTTGTGTTGCCAAGCATATCCGATAAAACATTTTTAGCCTGATGAGTGTTTACTAGGTACGAGTATTCTAAGCACGCTTCTTCATAAGCATTATACACAATAGCGGGGGTTATTTCAAGGTCTAAAACTCTTCCACCAAGCTTGTTGTAGGTATAGGCTACTTGATCAACAGCACCACTTATAAAAGCTGACGTATTGTAGATTCCGTATGATAGAGAACTTATAACATCGGTTAAGGTTCCTGTTGCTGGTAATACAACAGCACTTACTGTACTTACTGGTTGAAGGTTTGTAGGCATTATTGGTCCTCGCTTATTGTATAAATAGTTTTAGTCTTCCCTATTTTATCCTCAAATAAGAAAACCCCGCCTCAAGGACGGGGTTCTCCTAGTTTTTATTCAACTCAATAGAGTGAATTAGTAACCAGCTACGTCAGCAACCAAGTCTGTACAGATCACAAGTCCATACATATCTGGTCTAACCATCTTCTTGGCGTAACGGGTCATTACTCCCTTGCGTGGTACAAAATCTTCTGTACCAAAGATGGTGGGTGTGACTTGCAGTGGGACATAAGGGGCATAAACATACCCGCTCTCAAGGAAGCTAGTTCCTTTTCGTCCAACCAAAAGAAGGTTCCTTGTGAAGTAAGGATCGACATAGATATCCATCTTGCGACTAATCGAACCAACTTGGCTGACACCCCAGGAGCCGCCAGTTACGTCATCTACAGCAGCAGATGCTCTAAAACCAGCAGTAAATTCGAGAATGTTAGCTACTTCAGGAGAGCAGACAAGGAAGTTAGCTCCGCCACGCAACGTCTTACGATGAATGCGAGCACTTACTTCATTAACTGTCTCAAGAAG